AATATACCTTTATAGTATCATCTTCTTTTAGATATGTTTCTAAATCTTTAATTTCAATGTCTTTTACACCTATTTTATCTGATAATATAGATATACTAGTATCTCCTGATACACAAAGGTTTGACATATAGATTTTATCTTTAAAAGAGCTGTGTGTATTACAATGGTCTAAATTCATAATATAGATACGACCAGTTTCTGCTCTTTCTTTTAACATATTCATAAACAACTCTTGAGCACCTATTGTTGATTTAGGTATAGATTTATCTGCTTCATATTTTTTATATAGTTCATCAAACCCAGGCATACCAAATGCCTCATATAAACCTGGTACATTATTAGGAGAGAATAAAGTTATATCTTCATTCTTAATAAATCTTTCATAGAATAGTTTAGTTATTTGTATTGAGTAATCTAATTTTCTAACTCTATTATCTTCTGTTCCTTTATTGTTTTTTAGAACAAGTATATCTTCTATCTCTTGGTGCCATATTGGAAAGTGTACAGTAGCACTACCACCTCTTACGCCATTTTGTGTGCAACATCTAACAGTTGCTTCAAACTTTTTAAGGAAAGGAATAACACCTGTGTGTTGTACTTCGCCTCCTCTAATTCTACTATTGATACCTCTAATTCTACCTGCATTGATACCAATACCTGCTCTCTGAGCAACGTATCTACCAACAGCCATATCACTTGAAAAGATACTTGGTAATGTATCATCACTATCAACTAAAACACAACTAGCAAACTGTCTAATAGGTGTTCTCACACCTGCCATAACAGGAGTAGGAATGTTAATCTTAAACTTACTGATTGCGTCATAATATTTTTTGACATAAGTTAATCTTATTTCTTTAGAATATTGAGCAAATAATGTAGCCGCAATCATCATGTACATAAATTGTGGAGTTTCAAAAACATCACCTGTACTTCTATCTTGTACTAGATACTTATCCATTACTTGTCTTAAACCTGCATAGGTAAATTTGTAATCTCTTTCATGTACAATCCACATACCCATTCTATCTATTTCAGATTCAGTATATTGTGCTAGTATGTCTTTATCATATACACCTTGTTTGATACAAGTTTTAATTTGATCTATGAATTTAGGATGTTCCCATAATCTATGATATAATTTTTTACGAAGGGAGAATAATAATAGTCTAGCAGCAACATATTGATAGTTAGGATTTTCTAAACTAATTAGATCATTAGCCGACTTGATAAGGATTTGTTGAATATCATCTGTACTCATTCCGTCTGCGAATTGAATACCACTATTCATCTCCACATGAGAAGCACTTACACCTGTGATTTCTTGTGTTGCATAACCAACCATAGAATGAATCTTGTCAATATTAAGAGGTTCTTTACCACGACCATTTCGCTTAAGTACGTTAATTTCGTTATTTGCCATTTAGATCCTTTTCCAGTTATTGATGTTTTGAAGTGCTGTTAGTCCGCAATGTGTGTTATTACTTATAAGAGTTTGTACTTCTGTTGCTGTCTTTCCTGACATTATTATATCATTTATATCTTTGTATTTCAACGATTTTGGCCATACTGCGACATTATAATTTTTATCTACAGCTTTTATCATTCTATTCACAATTTCTTTATTACGAGGTTCGTTATCAAATATCATAGTACATTGTTGAGGTTGTATTTTAATGTTAGCGTCTGCACCTGCAAGAGCAATAGCGTTATCTAAGAACAAACTATCAATAGGACCTTCTGTTACCATAACAGGTTTATTCAAATCTAATCTATCAAGACCATATATCTTTTCTTTTGTTTCATCAAACTTGATTGTGATATACTTTGGTTGTTCTTTACCAAAGGCACGACCTTGAAACGCAAAGAATTTACCTGCTCTATCATAGAAAGGTATTACAACTCTAGGATGATCTTGTCTTAAATCTGTAAACTTATTAGGTACAATAGTATTAGTCCACTCATAGAAGTTAGGACAGAAGAAAAACTTATCCCAATGTTCTTTAGGTATAAGTCTTTTGAATACGAATTGTTTTGCTGGGTGTGTTTGTACTAACTTGTCAAATGATTGTAATTCATTTAATGACTTCTCATCAGCAGTTCTAGTCTTTAGTTCTTTTGATGGTGTAAAGTCAAACTCAGGTTTATCTTTTGTAGGTTTACCATCTTTAAATCTTTCAAATATGTATTCTTTATATAGATTAGGGTCAAGATGTTTAATTAGATTACCTAATGATTGTCCTACACCACAGTTGTGGCACTTAAAGAACATATCATTTTTCTTCTTATAGACAAAACCCCTAGCTTTTGATTGTGATTTCTGAGAGTCACCACAATGCGGACATCTAAAATTGAATAGATACTCTGCTTTTCTTTTAAACTTAGGAAGTCTTGCTGATAGAAGGTTGATAAACTTGGTATCTATATAACTTGACATAGACTTATTATATCAAATAAATGATTAATTGTCAAGCGATTAGCTTAAAAACTCCCATATATTATCACTAGGATTAGACATCATTAGTCCAATAATAATAGCACCACCAATAATTAACCATCTCCACTTTTCTAATACACCAACTCTTGCTGATAGTTGATGTTTCATAGACCGAAGCTCATTTAACATTGTGTTTTCGGATTGTACTTGATGTTCTCTTAATTCTCTACTATTAGTAGTTATTCTGGAATGAAGTTCTTTTAAATCATTATCCCATTCTTTTCTACGAGATTCTAAAGTGATAAAGATATCTTCATCTGTTTCTTCTGCTTTAGTTAGTTTTTGCTCTTGTTGAGCAAGCATACCCTTAATGCTTATAGCACAATCAGATAATTTGCTTATTGCGGTTTCTAATCTATTGTGTATATCTTGACCTGTCTTAGCATCTTTTTCAAGCAAAGCTACTTTAGTTTGTAATTTGTGTAATTCATCCATGTATGAAACCTTTTCTTTTATTTTTTGATTGTCAAGTCAGTTTCATAATACTTCTTATATTTATCTAAATTAATCTTTGTCTTTATTTTTTTCTAGTTCTCTAATCGTTAAAATAGTGTTTAATTTTGCCTTAATTCTTATAAGGTCGTTATCAAGTCTTCTTATTTTATCTAATAATTGTATTAGTGCGCCTGAAGCTTCACTTAATTTTTTAGTGACTTCTTGTGTTATGAAATTATAGATGAACCAAATAAACCAACCCATAGCAATAGCAGCCAGTGTCGCAAAACCGTATTGATTAAGTATTTCTAAAATTGGCATTAATCTTTCCTTGCGTCATCTTTACCATCTGCTCTAGCAATTCTATCTAAATCAGGTTTTAAATGTAAAGCTGCTGATATTAAAGTATCAATATGTATCAAGTCGTTATTCATTGTATCTATTCTGTTTTCTAAACCCATAATGATACCGTGTAAACCTTTTACTGAACCTACAACGCCACCTAAGATATATTTTAAAATAATATAAATGAATACACCCATGGTAATAGCAGCCGCAACAGGTAATCCAAATTGTGTTAATATATCAAAAAACATTATTTAATCTTAGGTTTAGGTTCGTAGTATTCTTTATACTTGTCTAGTAACTCATTTGTTATTGTTAATTGGTTTCTTATTTGAGCAAAGTTCTTTGCTAACATTTCAAAGTCTTTATCTGTTAGTCCCCATAACACAGGATCAATACCTTGTTCTTCTAACTTCTTAAATACTTCTTCTGCATTTTCACTAGTGATAATAATCCATTTTAAATTTTCTAGTTCTAATGGTGTGGGTTTATCTAAATTTAGATTTTCTCTAGGTACTTCTTTCTTAAATATCTCTAAAGTTTTTACACCTGAACAACCTGTTAATACAAAACCTAATAAAATAACTAATATAATATTACGCATTTGCCCACCTTCTTTTCATTCTTTCACTTAGCATTTGTCTCCATTCTGGGTAAAGATTAATAATTTATGAAATTCGGATTTGCTATTGAAGGACATTCAGAATTGATTTCTGACTTCTTTGTAGCATTCTTTTCTTTCTCCGTTAATTGTGATCCACTTGCAATCTCAATACATCTTGTAGCCAATGCACTTGCACCGTTTGTTATTCTCTCAATAGATTCTGTTTTAGCAATTGCAAGTTTGCCTACATCTCTATTTTTTTTATTGAATCTTTTATCTAAATCTGTAAGGTCTTTTTTAAGAACACTTACTAACTCATTCATCTTTTGATTTGCCGCTAGTATATCATCAAAGTCTTTCTTCTGACTTTGTAAAAGTTCTTGTTGATCAGCGACTGCTGATTCTAATTTGAGTTGATTTGCTTTTAGAATAGCATTATCTGATCTTAACTTCATCACATACATACCAGCACCTGCGACACTAGTAATTAATATTACCACCATGGCAATCTTCAATGATCCAAACATAATTTACTTCCAGAATTTTAATAGTTTAATACCAGCAGCTAAGTCTTCAAACTTCTCGTTGACATACCATCCTAGTATAAAACCTATAAGTAATCCAATTGTTAAAAACATTATTTTTTACCTCTTATTTTTGTTATTTCTACTTTAAGTTTCGCTAGTTGATCTTCTAACTTATCTATCTTTGTTGTTAGAGCAGGAAACTTCTTAATCTCTTTTTCTTCTTTTGTCAATACATCTATATGATATCTTTTAGCAGCCCAATTATAACAAGAATCCATCTTCTTATAGAACCACATACCCATTTTAGTTTTCTTAAACCAAGTATTTGTAGATTGACCTACAACTGCACCTACGATAGATTTAATTAAAAAGAACCACATTATATATTACTCTCGTTAGGTATGATTGACCATCTACCAAATAGATCAACTGCTTTCCAAGCACAGTAAATCTTCCATCTTGATACTTTAGGGTGTGCGTCTTTCATTGCTAAAAGGAATACTTTATCAGACGCCTTTTTAGCCTTTGCAATTAATTCTTTGTCTTCTTCTATTGCACCTTTTCCCCATCTGTAATTTCTTATCGCCTTGTATAATAAGTCATGTACAATGGCTGCTCTTGCAACATCAAATGGTGCAATTACATTCCATAATATTCTTGGTGTGGATGCTAGATCAGTTATAAATCCAGTTGGTACTGTAATAGTTTCAGTTTTGTTTGTATCTCTTACTACTGCTACACCAACGCCGTGTAATGATCTAACTTCGTCTGATGTAAGATCACTTGTAGTGTATGATAAATCTCTACCTAGTTTCCACTTTTTAGGTGGTTGAAATTCTGCTAATATTTTATCGTTAAATTGTCCCATGATTATCCTTTACGGTCTTGACAAAAACTTCTTTGTCATAACTTTTGCTTTCATTCTTTTAATTTTTCTATCTAATACTTTACCTTTAAGTTTATCAGATACTTCATTCTTTTTCAATGATGTTCCATTAGATAATGCTGAAGATTTAGAAGCAACATCACCTCCTGCTGTATTCATTGAAGAAGTTTCTTTCTTTGTCAAATTCTTTAAAGAACCAACGCCTTTCAAATAACTTGTAGAAGGTACTTGAAGTCCCATAGAATACTCTTTGATAAATGTTTTATAAGATTTAACCATTATGATCCTTTTACTTGTTTAGCAAGATCACTATCCGCCTTACCCCAAGTTCCTGGACTTTTAGTTATAAATGAATTTACTCTAGCAAGTGCCCATTGTTGTGGTGTAGTACCAGGTCTATGACCACCTTTCCATGCAGCCATTCCTCTATCATATACTTTCTTTAATATAGGATAAGGCATACCTGATTTTTCTGCTTTGTTTTTTACTGCTGTCACTTCATCTAAAGTTTCTTCACCATACATTTGTTTAAACTTGTTTGTAAATTTTGATGGTTTAGTCTTTGCAACTTTGTCAGCAGGTGATTGTTTGTAAGCAGACTTATCACTATCAGATTTCTTACCTTGTTTTTCTAAATGTCTATCGTGTGATTTCTTTTCTTTATCAGAAAGACCAGCAACATATTTTTTAGGTTGATCTGTATCTTTGTCTTTAGGTACAGCAGCACCTTCTGATTTTAAAGCAAGTTCTTTTAATTGATTTGTTCTTTTTGTAATCTCATCTTCTTCTTCAAATAAATCAGGGATTACTCTATCAATTGTTTCTTTAATCTTAAATCTTTTCATTAATTTAGATTGTAATTCTTTTTTCTTCTTAACAACGACAGTAGAAGAATCATCACCAGTTCCTACAACAGCAGTACCAGTTGCATTTGCTGGAGTGTCTTCTTTTATATATCCTTTTGATTTTAATTCTTTTTCAAAATTATTTAAATCAGGAATATTTTTAAAAGTTTTTATATCATAAAAATTACTTCCATCGTTATGTTTTTTAATACCATTATGAAAATTAATAACATATTTTGATGATCCTACATTATTATTTACATTATAAGATTTACCTTCATCCATAGGTCCTCTTGTTATGATACCGTTAAGACCATCTTTCTTTAACATATATAATGCTTTTTTAGCATCAACTTCACTCTTATACCAAGCAGTTGATATCTTACCACCTTTACTCTTGGCAAATTTTACCACATATCCCATTTGACTATCTTCATCTTTTTGAAGAAGTTTAAAAATCATATCTTTGAAACTTGATTTAGCCATTTAAATCCTCTGTTGTTAAAAATGCATTATTATACTTGAATACATCATAACCCATGATAGGTTGTGTGTCTTCATTGAAATCAATAACCTCACCACTATTTATGACAATTTGACCTTCTAAATCATAAATGTCTTTGTTTACTATGTATTTACCGTGAGATATAGGTTCACCATAGTTCTCGCTAATATCAAATTCAAAACCTTGTTCTTTGATATGTTTGTAAACTTCTTTTTCTATGATGGGATTGTAATCGTTTTGTTCTCTAAAAAATGCGATTGCGGCAGCAGCTGCTGAACCTAAAGCACCTCTTATGCCTACTTTTGATAGTATTCTTTTAAGATTGAATACAAAACGAATAAGTAAAGTGTATGACTTTCTTGCTTCTTGTCGTTTGATTGGAGGGAATGATTTTTCAAGTTGTTTTGATTTAATTAAAACTTTACCTTTTTCGTCAATAATACCAAGTTCATATGCTTTGGTCTTCTTGAAAGGTGTTATTAATAGTTTTAATAATCGATAAGCGATTAAGGCGTCTATGATTCTTCCCATTTTATATCCTTTTTAATTCTTCCATTACGTTTTGATCTATTTCTACATCAATCATTTCGTCTTCTGGCATATAATTTAAAAAGATAAGAATCGTTTTTAATATACTCCAATGTTCTTTATCTATTTTAAAAAACAATAGTGTAGTTGCAGCGTCAATACCGAATACATTTGCCAAAATAATTACATGATTAATAATTAGTCTTGACTTGAATTCTTTAGATGTATCATACTTTCTAAATAATCTCTTTAGATACTTAAAACGTTTTAGATCATCTTCAAATTCTTCTTTACTAGCACCACCATTATCATAATGCTTTAAAGCAAATAGATCAATAGTTTCATGCGTTAGTATATTAAAATCAGCCATAATTTATTCACTTGTAGTTAATGTATATAGTAGCAGCGTATTATTTTAAGCTAGCGAAAACTTTGTATTGATTGTTCTTTTGTTTTTCCCAATTAAATTCAATCTTCAATCCACCATCTCTTTTGTGAGATATTCCATCACCATCTTCAAGTTCTTTACCTTTTGACATAGGGCCGTTAGAATTTTCTGGAGTTTTTCCATATCTTCCACCAAATTGAGTTAAGTCAACAGTTGCGTTTCCTTTGTCAGATTCAATCTTAGGTTCAACAAAGTTTAGTCCTACTACATTTAACTTATTATTAAGTTGTTTCATAGCAGCGTCAGGTTGCATATACTCTTGTTGAGCGATTGCACCAACGAAAGCATTTAATCTTTGTTGTACTCTTTCATCTTGTACATTAACAAGACCTAAGTTGTCATCTTCAGCTGAATTAAGAGCAACACTATGACTTTCATCAAATTGTTTAAAACTTTTCATTTTTCTTTCCCTTTTTTATTTCTTTAGTCTTTTCTTCTATTGTATCATCATCTATTTCAACAGCGTTAGGGTTTTCATTTAAAATTTCTGACAGTACACCATTTTCTTCCTTTGCTTCTACAACATCAGTTTTGTAGTAAGGAACGCCACCTACACCATATTTTACTTTACCTTTTGTCATTTTTTCTCTCCTTATGAAGTTGCAATATTCAATGCCGCCTCTTTATCTTTTGGCATTGGTTTATCTTTGTCTTCTAGTTGTTTTAAGAACAAATCAACTTGTTGACTTGCCCCAGCTAAAGCATTCAAATTGTTCTTCATGCTTTTAACTTCTAATTCTTTTACGTCAATCTGTTTAACAAGTGTATCAAAGTCTTTTTTAATTTCTTCTTTTCTTGTTATTAATTGATCTTTTGATATAGTCATATATTCTCCATTATTTAATTAAGTAGTAGAGGGGGCGAACCCCCTCCACATAAGTTTAGTTACAGTTATCCTCAGTTATTAAGCGTCTGAGAATGCTGGAGCTGCGGCATCGCCAACAGTACCAGAAATGTAGTAAACAGTTGCACTTACACCAACGATATCTAAAACGTAAGCAGCCGGTGTAGTCATAGTAAATATACTATTTGAGTTACCGTCTGAAAAGATAGGAGCGTTAGTATCACCATCATGATCTAAATGATTGATAGCACCTTTGAAGAAAAGTGTATTACCAGTAGTTTTGATAATGTGTGGTGAAGCGTCTGCAGCAGCACCGCCATAGATGAATCTAAAAGATAATCCAGCAGAAGGTGTTGGTAAGATGTAAGTTGATGATTGTGAAACATCAGGAACAACATTAGTTCTACCAGCGTTTGCAGCTGCAGTTAATGATGTTGATGAGGCGTCAGCTAAAACAACAGGTGTTCTTAGAGCATTTTCCATTTCACCAATAGTTACTTTTTTGTTAATCGGCGTTCCAGAAGGATCATCAACCAAGTGAAGTAAGTCTTCTCTTGCAGTCGCTGTTCCTAATGAAGTTAATGCCGTGATTTTCTTGTCAGCCATTTTATTTTCTCCATTTGTTTATACCCTTATGTATTCGGGAATGTTAGCCCATACATTGATGTTATCTCGTAAGGGATCAAAAGTAGTATAGGGCACTAATGCCCTACACAATATTTATAATCTTTTTACTACTCAGCTACAGTAATTGTACCAGCGGCAGTTCCAATAGAAGCGGCACTTGTAATCGTAGAAGCAGTGTTTGCCTCTTGGTTTAAGTGTCCACCTTGAGCGCCTTCTAGTCTTATGAACTCTCCGACATCTCCAGAGTTTGTTCCTTCTTCTAAAACAACGTGTTCAGTAGATTTCTCACTTATTTTACCACTATTCAAAGCGATTGCATTTGCACCTATTGAAAGTACATCTGAAGCATTTGTAGCGGCATTAGCAGCTGCAATTGCAAGTTCAAATGTAATTCTGTTTGTACCAGAACCACTAGCGTATAATAGATTGTGTGGACCACGACCTGAACCTGCACCAGCATTACTGTTTGTGACAGCAAGATGTGGCGTACCACCATCTGTAGCAACTTCAACTTCCTCGTTGAAAGTAACTGTAGCACTTAAAGTACCACCATCAGACTTATCAAAACTATCTATATTCCAATCGATTGCTGTGATGTCTGCAAGATTCAGAGAAGTGCTCAAGTCACCAATTGCCACAATAACTTCTTCTTGTGTTCGATTAGCTCGACCACCAGTTCCAGTTACCTTTTTTACCCAACCTTTTTCGGTAGCGTAAACGTTTAATTTCTCAGCGGCTGTGAAGTGTTTTGGTTTATCTTCAACTGCGTCTGAATTTCCCCATAAAGGCATATTATCTCTCCTTATTAATAAGATTTATTTGTTATATAACGTTACTATTTATCAAAAACCTAATCTTCTAAGTTCTGAAATTGTTTTTGAAGCACTAGTATGATGTATACCAATACCTCCAGCCGCCTTAAATTCATTAATATTGTTCTTAAAGTCATCAATTAGTATTGCAGGCTGTCTTTTACCATCACTTTTCATTGCAAAGTTTCGCTTATCTCTACGTCTTACCATGTTAATATTACTTGTAGAAATACTAACATTTTTTCTTAACCAAGTTCTTTTTCCTGGTATACAGTTAGGGTCTTCAACAGTATAAGCAGATAATATATGTGGTTTATAATTGTTAATATAATTCCATAGTTGTTTTCCTCCAGGCATCCAAGGCATATCTGACCAGAATTTAGGTAACTTCTTAATAACTTCCCAATGTTCTTTTGCTTTATCTTGTGTGAAGATAACGCCTGTCGCCTTTTTGGCCTGTACTATAAAGTCACAAAGAACACCGTCCATATCACAATAGATACGAGGTAAATCACCCTTTACTTCTCTATAAAATTCTTTATAATCTCTCACTAGAGATCCCCTCCCTAGTATAAATTACCAGTATTAGTTTTCATTCCGCCAGAAAATTGACCAATCTGTACATCTGGATTGATTTGTATCTTAGTCTTTCCGCCAACTTTAATTTCTTCTTTTTTCTTTGCTTGAACCAGTTTTTTAGTGTCAATTTTTTTATCTAATATTGCATTTGCTAATCCTGTTCTTAAAGGAACTTCTCCTGTTTCTTTATTTGGTTCAGGTTTAACAACTTTGTTTTTTTCGTTTTCTAATTTTTGTTGAACAAGATTTAATTTACCTTGTAAGGCAACTATCTGTTTCTCTAAAGAGTCTGTATCTTTTTTTTTATCTATTTCTGGAATTTTTGCTTCGTTTGCCACATCTGGATTGTTTTCCATATAGTGACCAACACTATTCATATAATCTTCAGCAGTAGTTATTTTAGATTGAACCCATGCCTCAATATTATAGCCAGGTCCTTTTGATTCTAATATTGAAATAAGTTTACTAGCATATTCGTTAATTGTTCTTAATTGACCAATAGCCATAGAAACTTCATAGTCTTCATTCATAGATTCATTTGCTCTCATCAAAGCATTAGCAACATCTTTTTGTTTTGATAAACCTTTTGCAAGTTTCTCAATAGCTGCAACAGCACCGTCATAATTACCACCTTTATATCTAGGATCGTTTATGATACCGTAAGCCATTTTAATTTGCTTATCACTATATCCTTCTCTAACTTCTTTCATTGCCTCAGCAAATGTTTTTGTATATCTTGTCATTTTATTCCTTACTTAATTAAGCCTCTTGCTTTTAAAACTGCTTCCTCTAGTGAACCAGGTTTTGTTTGTAAGTATTTACCATGACTTTCTGTTTTCATTTTGTTTTTACTAGCAGACATATTCATGTATTCTTTAGCAACTTTATTTGTTGTGTATTCTTTATGTGACTCATTAGGATGTGTTTTATCACAGTCATGGTCTTCTGTTTTATCTTTTCTCAAAGCAGCAAAATCTTTTGCGTCAAGATCACCATCTTTATCTTTATCTAATTTCTTTTGACCGCCTACTAAATCTTCTTTTGCCTCTTTATCTTTAATAGCCTTTTGTAAACCAGCAGGTAATTTCTTTTGTGCTGATGATAGTTCTTCTTTATAAACTTTTTTTCCTTGTTTATGAAGTTGTAAAGCTATTTTAGCATCCGGAGCATGAACATGGTCTTTGTTATCAGCCGTATTAGAATTATCTACTGTAGCTTTACCATTTTTGATAATAAATCTATCGTTGTCGTAAGCGTCTTCTTCTCTCATACTTTCAAAAGGATTATCTCTTAAACCTTTAATACTAGTAATATCATTTATACTATAAGTAGTTTTTCTATCTTCTGCATCAGTAACCTCAACTTCATTACCTCTTACTTTATATACTAAGTAGTCTGAACCTTTAATTACAACGTGCATATCTTTTTTTACTTTTGCTAAATCTTGACTACTTAATTTTTCGTCTACTGTTTCTTCTTTCTTATGATCCTTGTCTTTCATAATAGTTCCATCAGGCATTTTGTGAGAACCTGCTGGTACATCTTTTTCTTCTAAAGATACTTCTTCGTTTAAACCATCTACATAACTGAAAAATGCTTTTTGATCTTCGTCTTTTAGTTCAGCCAGGGAAGCAATTTTGTAATGTTCCATAGCAGAATTAAGTTTTAATTTGTATGATTCATTCATCTTTAACTCTCCCTTTGTGATTAATTTATTATCTTCGCCAATACCTAACTTCTTCTTGACCATGTTAGTTGCTGTCGCATAACGAACAGCGTCACCATCTTTACCATATCTTTTCATAAAGTCTTTCTTAGGTAGATCATCAGCTTGTTTGTGTACTTTTGTAATTTGTGATTTAGATAAGTCTGCTTCTTGTATTTCAACTTCTTCACCTAGTACTGATTTTAACATAAACATAGGAAAATGATAACCGTTTCTTTCAATCCAGTCTTGTACTTGTTTAAAAGTTTTTTTACCTTTTCCTTGATATTTTCCTTTACCATTTTTATAATCATAAATTGCTTGATAACCGTCATTTGATGATGGTCTTTTATAACCAGCGACAGTTGCTAATTTTTTCATCATCTCTCCCATTCTTTGTAGACCCGTTTTTTCTTCTAAATCTTTCTCGTCTGCAATATCTTTTTTCAATTGTTTTGCCTGTTTGCCATGAGCTGTAACAGATTTTTGAAGTTGTTTGATGATAGGTTCGATTGTCTTCTTATCATCTTTATTCAAATCTTCGTTTATTTTTTTAAGTTTCATGTAATCAGAAAGGTCCATACTTGTAGCGCCAGTATTACTGAATTTATTATCAGGATAACTTGGGCTGAAAAACGCTACTACTTTACCGTTGACAGCGTGCTGCCATCCTCCATAACGGTCTATATTAATGTTGCCATGTTTAGGGTGTTTATATCTAGGATACATTCCACCACCTGGTTGTAATTTCCAGTTTGGATTCTTTCTAATATCATCAACACTTTCTTTAACTTCTTCTTTATTTAAATCTTCTTTAACTATCTTAGCACCTGCACCATATTGATCAACATATCTTTGTGCCTCAGCAGATGTATTGTATCTACCTAGACTCATTTTACTACCATCTTTTTTAGTAATCTGTACAGTATATGTTTCTGTAATAGGCATTTTTAATTTTATCATTCTAGTCATAGCTAGACCAGATAAGAAAGGTATTCTTTTCTTTCTTAAAGCGTTTAGTGAATTAACAGGAACGCCGTCCATCATTTTAACTAATTTTTTTGCATTGTCAACTGATATAGTTCTATCTTTCATCATACTATATGCTTTTGCAAGTCTTTCGATTTGATCTGAACTAAATTCTTTCAGGTCAGTTTTTCTCACAACTGAATTCATTTCAATAATTTCTATCTGATCTTGTAGAGGAGTTATAAAATCAACTTCTTCTTTTTGTACACTATCAATTAGATTAGAAAGATGTTTAATGTTTGCCTTCTTGATATCCATCTTAGTGAATTGGTCAAGACCTTGAACATAACTCTTAACACTTGGAGTTATATCTGAAGCTCTTTTATTCTTCCAAAGATTTTTTAAATTTATAAGTTGTGTGTCAGAAAGTTTACCTTTGTAAAAATCAGCAACACTTTCATTGTATGTCCAATCTTTTCCATATACTTCGTTGACAACTTCTTCTTTGACACAATCAGGAACCATTCGGTCACCTTTTTTCTTCATGCCTACTTTTTTATAACCGACCCAACAAGCTTCTTCTAAATCAGTTTCTTTTTTGTTAATATCTTTAAATGATTTCATTGTTTTCTTCCTTGAAGTTTAGTGTGTGTTGAGTGATTGAAATGTCTTTTAATCCATCTTTCTTTAGTTGAGCAGCTTTATCTTCTGCGTCTTTTTTATTTGGATATGCAGCTGCAAATCTTTTTCCGTTAGAAGGATCAAAAAATCTAACAGCAAAACCTTGTTGTATTTTCTCTTGAATCATAGTGTCTTTTATATCTGATAGGATTTTTATTTCTTCTTCAAGTTGATTCTTCTGTTCTTCTAAAGTAGGTTCAGAACACTCACAACCCTCTCCTTCACACTTAGGACAAGTAGATTCTCTTACTTGTTTCAACGCTTCTGTCATATCTGCATACTTCATTATAGTTCCTTTTTCATACGTTCAACGGCTTTTTCTAGTTCTTCTTTGTACCGTTCTTTGTATCGTTTCTTATATTTATCAATAGTTTCTTCTTCATTTTTAAATTTTTCTATATCATTCAATTTAATAGTTTCGCTGTATTTTCTGAAGTTTTGAATAGGTTGGCCTGGTGTCATTTTCATGGTATGTTGAGCATATGAGTCTGTGCCTATCTCGTAAGATTCGTCTAATTCTTCATGTTCTTTTGATAGTTCTTCAATTATATTAGTCTTCTTTTCAGGTTGTTCTTCACACATTTGAACATCATATAACCATGCTTTCTTAATAATACTATCTTCTTCATATGAAATATAATTAGAACCTCGTCTAACAACCATACCTTTTGAACCATCTGTATGTTCAACTATATCACCTATATTGAATATTTTTTCTTGATGATATTCTTCTCTTAAATCATTGTTTAAGAAGTTAGTAAAGGATTCATTTACACCCATACCTTTCTTAACAGCATTGAATAGTGCTTTAGTATCACTATCAGAAAGACCTACAACACCTTTTTTGAAATTTCTATAATCATTATTGTTTGCCATCTCTCTCATTTTAGAGGCAGACATACCTGTAATACCTTCAGCATCAGGATCTCTTTCGCCAGATGATACTACTTTGATTGATTTGTAATTGTAATCTTTACCATTGTACTTATCAGATAGTTTTTGAAACTCATTTATTCTATCACTACCAGCAATCATAATGATTTCACCGTACATCTTATCATAGAATTTTAATATCTCTATGAAAGTTCTTTGTGATCCGCCAGCTGCTTTAATTTTGTTTTGAGGAAACATCTTCTTCATAAACTTGACTTTAGTTTTTACATCTAATGGATTACTTCTTTTGTCTTGTGAGGCGCTAGCATAAACAACGTGATTAGCATTGTTCTTTCTAGCTTGTATAATCACTTCTTTCATAAGTTTAGCGTGTCCCGTAGTAGGAGGGTTGAACCTACCAAAGGCAAATATCAGTTTAGTATTTTTATCTAACGCCTCATTGACAGCCCTAGTTTTACTTTGGGCTTGTTCAGTTTTTAATGTATCTATTTCTGAATCCGTCACTTTACCATCATCTAAAATCTTTTTACATTTCTTATAGAATGTTAGGTAATGATATTTTTCTAACATCTTGTATATTACATTTTTAGGTAATCTATTCTTAATACCATATGTTCTTATTTGGTCTGGTGTCATGTCTGTATCAAACGCCGCTCTTCTCTCAGCGTCAACAGTATCACCTATGTTTATAATATCTTGTAAATCTTTTTCTATCTCTTTTAACTTACCATTAACTTTGTCTTGTAAGTTTTCAATATCTTTTGGTTTTAAATCTGATAGTTCATCATAGTCTATGATATCTCTTTTCAATTCACCTTTGATTACATCTATCTCTTGTACTTTTCTTTCAAAGTCTTTTAGATATAAACTCATATCAAAAGTAAAATCATCTGGTCGTTTAATAAATTTATTATTTGTTATATCAAATACGGCATCTGCCTTTTTGTTTTGATCGTCATATGTTTTCTGATCTGTAATCAGATAATAGTTTACAGGATGTTTTGTTCCTGGTATTAATTTACCTTGAATGTTGTCAGGATTCTTAACAGATAAAAACTGTTTTGATAGTCTTAATCTTTCTTCTTCTTGTTTATCTTTTGGTACATCAAGTAGAACATTGATATCTAAATCAGCATCATTTCTATATTTTTTAGTCAGTATAGAACCAATCAAAGCTATCTTGATAACAGGATACTCTTTTGCAAAGTCTTCAACCTGTTTGTCAATCATTACTTTGACACTAGACTTGATCTTTGGATCCTTTGTGTCAGCATTATCAAATACACCAGGAGCATAAGTGCTTCTAGGTATATCAATAATTGATTCTTTTAACTGTCTAAATGTTTTCATTTTAATTTTTTTAATTTGTTAATTGCGTCTTGATTTTCTTTAATTCTTTTATCTTGTAAATCATCTATCATCTTTTGTAGTTTCCCAGCCTTTTCTTCTTCTGTGTCAATATGTAGTTCTTTATGTATAATCTTTTCTAATTTTAAATTAGGTATCTTTACATTAGGTACATATCTCCATGTGTATCCTTTATCAGAAAATACACCAAATACTGTATCTCTCATGCCTATCTTAACTATCAGAGCGTCTTTACCATCTAGTATAACTTTATCTCCTTCGTTAAAAGCAGTATTCATACGAAACTTTAATCCGACCATAAAGTTTTGAGCAAAGTCTTTTAACCAAAATGCTATCATTATAGAAAATAATATTGCTATCCATGGTACTAATAGTTCAGTTAGTTTCATTGCTTCGCTGTCTATAAAACTCATATTACTTTCTTCTTTTAATTCCTTTGTTATAATCTCTCATATACAATCCACTATATGTTAATTCTTCAACAGGCTTTAATTTATAAACTCTATTAGATGGTCCTGTTTTTAATCCTTTATTCCAAGGTGTACAACCAGGTTTTCTTCCTATTTTACCTTTAACATTTAATTTTTGTTCTTCACTCCACTTCCAAGTTCTACCTTTTTGGTTTGCTGAACCGCCAGGAGTAATATTGTAATCTCCCATTTGTTTTATATAACTATCTTCTCTATCTAAAGCGTCTTCACCCTCATATAATATATCAATATCAAAATTTTCCCAACCATATTTGTTTATTGCTAAATGAATAGGTTGCTTCTTCTCATTTTTTGCTTTGTGTCTATGTTGTCCCATTCTTTTAGGTATAGTCATAGAAGTAAATCCAACATACTTCTTGTTATTAATTTTATTTGTTATGCAATATACTTTATTCATATTAATTATCCTCGGATCCAGTCCTTGGCAACATTAAAATTTGCTTGACTAAAAACTAATCTATCTACTAGTTTAACAGCACCACCTTTATTTATTGCAACATATCCTTCTGGGTTTGTTACTTTGTATCCATTGCCAGTTCTCATAAAAGAACCTATACTTTGTATCTGATTTAACTTACTTAACAAGAAACTTTTAGCTGTTTGTAGTGTGATGTAAGAAGCAATAGCAAAATATAAACCTTGTCTATTAGGTCTTAAAATTTTCATACCTACTTCTAGTATTTCTTTGTATTTTTGTTTTGCCTTATCTGTTTTTACAGAGTCAATTTCTTTCTTTAATTTATCTATGAAATACACTTCAAAGTTATTTGCCAATACCTTTGTATTACCAATCTTTGTTCCTGATCTTATGTATGTATTGAAAAATGTTTTAAGTTGAACACCTAAAGATAAAGGCCCTTTGTCCCTTTTAACTAGATCAATAAAAGCACCTGCTTTGTAAACTGATCCTTCTGCCATGTTTATGATGGCATCAAATTTACTTTCTTCACCTTTAGTGAAACCAGGATCTTCTGCCTGTTTGTATCTTGCGTCATCAAAGAATACGTTTTTGTTTTGTCTTAATCCACTCACACTTGCACCAAAACTTGCTTTCATAGTTTTGATTGTCTTACCTGAATATGATGTGTGAAAAATTATACCAATCTTTGCAGCTCGTATTCTATCGTACATAGATGTACTAGCAACTGGTACTGCATAAGTTATTGTGTTTGGTGTAAATACAATTGACTTTTCTCCATTAACATTAGCCATCTTCTTATCATCATCTGTAAACAATAAGTCACCTTGTATTACGCCGTTGATACCTAATTTAGGTAAATATTTTAATGCAACAGCAAGTTTATCCGCTAAAGCGCCGCCGTGATTTCTGGATATATCCGACACGGTGTAGTTTATCTTAGGCGTTGCATTAAAAATTGATTTTGTTCCAACAAAAAATCTATCATTCTCTGGATTAATACCACAGAATATAGCAGGTGCGCCGTCCCATTTAACTGAAACGTTTGAACCTCCCTTACCTCCCTGAAGCATTTTTTTGATAGACTTTAAAAACTCAATTGAAGTTTTTGCACCACTTGTTCCATTATTAATAATCTCATCTTCTAGTCAAAGGTGCTCCAAATGAGTATTCTTTTCTTCGGTAATTAAACCTTTGAAACTAAACATTCGGAGCACCTGACCTTTCTATTTTTAATGTATCTTTATACATAACTGTTAAATTGTATTTTTTAAGGTAACCGTTGCCACTAGCAGCACCTTTTAATGATGAATATGGTATATCTTGATTTTCATTCCAAAAATATTTTAAGCATTGATAATATTTGTTATTAACATAACATTCTTTTGCTCTAGGATTATTGTGTCCTGTAACTGGAGTTTTTCTACCCCAATTTCTATTCACACTTTTAGAACCTATAAGTCTTTTAGTTTTATCACTATGTTTTTTACCTAACATACTATAAGTTGGAACTCTGCTCCAATTTCTGGCAACCGTGTTATCTTCTATGTTAGACCAGTATTCTTTTTGAGTTTCGGAATTACCACCGTTACCACCATACGATAAGTTATAAAACTCATCAGATTTTACAGCGTTATATTTTTGGATATAGTATATTTCTTTGCTATATGTTTCTTTAGGACTGGAACAATGTTCTAATATTGTTCTTTTGAAATTTTGTCTTCCGTATTTTTTTATAGCTGCCTTTAATAGTGTTCCACTTCCTAAGTAAGATTCACTATTCCTTGTGCATACACCTATATACTTTTTACCATTTATTAAATTATTAGTAAGATAAATAAACATTGTCCTCTTTCATTGTTTCCATTACTATAATCACATTTTCCATATAACTCAATTGTTTCTTATATTTATATTATATCACATTTTGAACTAAAAGTCAAGTCCTTATATGAGAACAAAACATGAACAACCAAGAGGTTACTAGTATAGTTTTCCAAATGGTCCAAAATCAAATACTTTATCACCTTTTTTCTGTGATACAAATAACAAATCAGTTAAAAACTCATTTCTTTTGTCTTTAGATAATTGTAAAACTTTATCTATAAAATAAATTTGCATTAATTTAATATTAGCAATCCAAGGTTCTGGGCCGCTAAATGCCTTTTGAAAATTATTTAAAAATTCTACTTTAGACCTAACACCCATTTCTTTAACTAGTGGATTTTTAGATAATCTATCATACATTTTTTCATATTCTTTTTGTCTTTTTAAAAACTGTTTGATATCTTGGGGATAGTTTGCATTATTTTTAGTTGTTTCATTGTACATACTTTTGTCGTAAAATGCAGCAAGTTTTGCCACTAACTGTAAAGGTGCTTTACCTAATCTAGCCGAACCTGCAGCTTTTTCTACTGGTTCAAATACTAAATTTGAAAGTCTGGAAGTTGTGTTACCTTTTAATTGATATTTTGCGATTTCTTTACCATCACCATCAAATAAAAAAATATTAGAATCTTTTGTTCTAAATTTATTTTTATCTAAATCTAATTTTAAAATTATCTTACCTAGTTTTAAACTATAATCACCTGATTTTTGTTCTAATTTTTTATAAAAATCATTATTGACATTAATTTCTTCATATAGTGCCTGTTTACCTGATATCTTTTTTAAAGAAATACCCACCACTTCTCTTTTCTCAAACATAGACCTCATTATAGCATTCAATTCTTTTATTGTTTGAGTGCCACTAGGTCCTTCAAGTTCTTTTTTTATCTTTTCTTTAAAGACATTTGCTTGTTTTATTAAAAATATATCAGCAGGGTTCCATGCGTCTTTTCTTGATATTCCAAATTTAGATTTAATCAAATCTGATATGAATTTCATAAACCCACCATCACGGTTAAATACTGTAAAATTAGCACCAGAAAATTCTCTTAGTAAACGTTTTTGTTGTAAATAAAAAGTAGTAATCCATGTATCTTCAGGTGTTTTTGATTGAACAGGAAGATTAAATTTAAAAATTTGTTTATTGCCTGTTCTAAATATTTTTTCAAGACCAGATTTTGTTGTTTTATCCTTTATAATATCTTCAACACTATTAAATCTTTTATTATCTTTAAAGGCTCGTTCTAGTATAAACGCAGTTGCTCTCTCCTGCATACCAGTAAATTCTGCTTCTGAAATAGATATATTATTAATATTAGGCATACCACTATTTATATAGTAATATGAATAGAAAGTCAAGCAAATATATGGCGGGAGCGAAGGGACTCGAACCCTCGACATCCTGCGTGACAGGCAGGCACTCTAACCAACTGAGCTACGCCCCCATTATATTCTGCCCATGGTCAGAAACTTAACAACTCCGCCTTGTGGCACCCAGAGTTTGTGTTTATTGTGAAAAGCAGCTAGTTCTCTAGCCTTGTCTTCAAAAGTTGAAGCACAAAGAATACTGCCGGTAGGTCTTTCAATAACCATCCATCGCATTTGTCCTTTATACTTACTCAATTTTACTTCATAAGACATCTTATCTTTTGATACAGACCTTCCTGGTTTTCTATCACCAGGAAAAGTTCGAGTCCTATTGCTGCTTTTCTGTTTTCTCATACTATACTTTAGGTTCTTCAGCAGGCTCACCATCTTTAGTAGGTTCTTCTACTAAAGCACTTGCAGGTAGATTACTTGTTAAGTATTCGCTGTGGTGTTTAATTAAAACTTTTACATTATCAAATTCTGCTGATAACTGTCTTAGTTTTCCTTGTAATGAATTGACCTGTACGATAGCGTTTTTACACTTTTCGTCTAGTTTAGTTTCGTCATATGACTTACCATCAATTGTTATTGCCATTGTTTTCTCCTTATGCTAGTTGTATTTCAGAAGCAGCTTCTTTACCACGCTGTTCTGTTATTTCGTATGTTACTGCTTGTCCGTCATTTATTGTTTCGATACTTGCAGCTTGTAATGCTGAAACGTGTAAAAAAGCGTCTTTACCACCATCATCTGGTGTTATAAATCCGAATCCTTTTTTTGCGTCAAACCATTTTACTTTTCCTGTAGCCATTGTTTTTCCTTTTTAGTTAGGTCTTATATTTTAAAGTCCGAGAATTGACCTAATTTCTTCCCGAATTTATTATCAGTCGTAGGTGTTTGACCACTTTCAACTAAATTTGTTTGTGCTGATTGTTCTACATCATAGAATCTCATCTTTGATCTATCAACACCAAGAATAAACTTTCTATTGATCGTTGGATCATTATATCTATTCTTTAATTGTTTAACCATTATCTGATTTTTTTCTTCTAGTTCTTCACTACTAATCAAAGCAAACATAAAGTCTGCTGTTGCAGGAAGACCAAAACTCTCAGATGTATCTTCTAATCCTACATCACTACTTACAAAACCACCTCTTGTAGTTTGTGTAGCAGAGAATATAGGCACATCATTCTCAACTGCAAGACCTCTTAATTCTTCAGCAATTGATTTAATGTAAGTATAACTATTAACACTTGCACCTGCCTTAAATCTAGCACTAGAACATATGTTTAGATAATCAACAAATATGATATCTGGTTTAAATGATTTCTTCATAGACAACTCACTCAATAGATTCTTGAAGTGACCTGTATGAGCAGACGCAGTAGGATATTCTTTGATAATTAACTTACCTGTCGTCTTGCTTTGTAATTTGTTTATCTTTGTTTCATACATTGAGTATGGTAATTCTTCAAGATCACTCATGCCAACATTTAATAGATTAGCATCTATTCTTTCAGCAATTCTTTCTTCTGCCATTTCCATAGTAATGTATAATACATTCTTGCCTTGTAATAATATAGATGAAGCAAGGTGTGTCATAAACATTGTCTTACCTACACCGGTACCTGCAAGACAAATATTCAAAGTCTTACTTGGTATACCACCTCTTGTAATTTTGTTAAAGAAATCTAAATCTAATTCAAGTCTTTCTTCTTTTTTCTTATAGAAATTATATCTTTCTTCTGAGTCTAATAGATAATCATGCCCAACTTTCTGGTCAAACGATACACCTAATGCACCTGATAATAATTCAGGTAGATATTCTGGGGTATGTTTTTTATCTTTGCCATCAAGTATTTGAATACCACCAAGTATCGCATTGTGTATGGCACGATCTTTACAAAACTTTTCTGTGGTTTCTAATAGCCATTCTAAATTTACTGGCTCTTTATTTAATGTGGATAATATATCTGTTATCTTTTTGTATTCATCTTCATTGACGCTCTTATTAGAGTTCATTTCGATAGATAAAGATTCTTTTGTTGGTAGATTATTATACTTGTCAACAAAACGATATATCTCAGAGAATAATAATCCTTCTAGTCTATCAGCAAAGTATTCTTCTTTGATAAAAGGTAAAACTTTTCTAGTATATTCTTCGTTATGTATTAAATTACTTAAAGTTGTTTGTTCAATTCTTGGCATTTAGTTTATCTTCTTTTAGTTTTTCATCAAGCAACACAACAAGTATATCGCCGACATGGTTAATAAATTCTTGACTATCACAATCTGCTTCAATATTATTCTCTATAATAGTATAGTCAAATTGCATAGGCAAAGTACCATCAGGTCTTTTTTCAGACTCAGGTCTGATCCCAACGGCGCCGTACTTATAAACTATTGATGAAAATGGACCACTAATAAGTTTAAGTGCTGTAAAATCCTGTCCAGGTTTTTCTACAAACACATAATCTTCCCTATGTTTAGGGTTAGTCGTCTTGTGAGGTTTCGGTATCGACTTCAACTCCATCTCCATATTTAAACTCTTTGCTACACACTCCATCTAATTGTTCTAGTATCTCTTTAGTGAAATATTTTTTAGGGTCATTATTAATAGTTTTACCAAATGTTTTTGTTCCGTCTGGTAATTCAATCCTAGTAGAAACTTGTTTAAATATATTATGTTTTAAAGCCAAGTCTAGTAGACCGTAGTATCTATCTAAACCTTTGCTGTAGGTTAATCTAACATCTACAACTTTGTTTTCTTTAGTTAATCTTGATTTATAATTCTTACAATGTATTATATTACCAATAACTTCTGTACCATCTTTCTCTTTTCTTTTAGATAGATATACGATTGATGACGCTGCATATTTCAATCCTGATCCACCACCCATTTCTTTTTGTGGGAACATAGAACCAATAACATCATATGTATGATTAGTAATAATCAAAGGCACTTTTGCCTTACCTAATTTTAAAGTTAATACTCTAAAGGCTGCTTTTACAATTTGTGCCCTTGTCATATCTTTAGTTTCTTTTCCGTCTGCTGTATCTTCAATTTCTTTTGTGGTGGATAGCATACCTAAACTATCTAATACTAATAGTAATGGTTTCTTTTCAGAAGCATTCTGTTGTGTATATTTTTCAAGCACAGTAAGAGCTTGATGTCTAAATTCTTGTACAGTAGTGACTGGCATTACAACCATTCTAGTACTATCAATTCCTCTTTCTTCTATAATCTCTTTAGTAATTGCTGATTCTGATTCAAAGAATATTACTCCACCATCAGGATTCTTGTCAAGGAAGTTTTTACACATACCTAATACAAAGAAAGTTTTACCTGTGGCACTTTCACCTGCAATTGCTGTTATCTTATTTGATGGCAGTCCTCTATGAATAGAGCCGCCTAATAAGGCATTGAATATATATGAACCTGTATCTATAAACGAATCAACATCACCTGAAGCACCGTCTGATACTAGACTGGCATATTCATTACCAGTTTCTTTTATTATGTCTTTTAAAAAATCACTCATTAATTATCCTCGTTAGTTTCATTATAGTTTCATTGTATATTATACACTATTTATAAGTTATGTCAAGCAAAAAACTCATCTAAATTATTCTTTATTTTAAACTTATTAATATTATTTTTATTATATTCTACTTCTTTAGTCAAGTTAAATGGCATTTTATTTGTTTCTGTATATGAGGTTTCGCCTGGTCTTTTTATTTTCCATTCTAAAGCTGTATCTTTTGGATAATTAAGACCCCACTTCTCAGTACTATTTTTTAGATACTTTCTCATCTTTTTATTCATAGGTAAAATGTATCTAAATTGTTTACCCTTTACTCTACTTAATTTTAATTCTATCAATTGTTTTGGGTTTGGTCGCATACCTACTTTTCTATTTTTAGTATTTGGTATTTTACCTTGCATTGTTCTAGGATGTACTTTTTCACCTTTTTCTGTGACATAAGTATCTGTCCAAATGTAACCGCCATACAAAAAATTAAATGCTTGATATACATAACCTGCTTTACCTACTAAACCATCTGCCCAAGTAAATAAATATTTTAAATTTGGTTCTTTATTTTTTAACCATCTTAATGCACTTGATAACATTTGCGTTTCTGAATTTTTTAACATAGAATCATCCATACACATCTTGCCAATTTCATAATAATCTTTTGTATCTAGTTTTGGAAACAATTTCTGTATAGTATGTTTAGGTCTAGTACCCCATCCAAAAGTAATAACTCCTTGTAGTGTGTTATCAACATAATAACCACAATAATATTTTGTTAATCTAGGCATAACTGGTGAATAATGTCTTGACATTATAAATTCAGCAGCTTTAACTTTATGTATTTCTTTTATCATCCAAAAAACTCATCTAAATTTCCTTTTCTTGAATTTTGAAATAGATCAAAATCTTTATTACCAAAACACCATACATTCTCTATAAACAACTTATTCATAAAGTCAGCCTTTGCCTTGTCATCTGCAAATAGTTTATCTGATTTAGGTCTTTGCATGATTCTCATACCGATCTGACCTAGAAACTTATCTTTTAATCTATTGACTAACTCATCACTTGATCTATATCTAGTACCCTTGATCTTAGGATCCATGATATTCACAAATAGAAACTTTGATACTGCCATTGACTTCTCAGCAACAGGTAAATAAAATTCATCACGCCATTTCTCGTACTCATTGAATTTAGACCACGATTGATCTTCTTGAAACTCACCACCCTTATTGTATTCTTCTGTTGAGAAATATGGTGGGGAGGTGAAGGCAACATCTATCGGTGGCAGCTTGTGATAAGGTAAATCTTCAGCACCACATCTCCAGATAGTTACCTTCTTAGGTTTTGACAATAGTTTATTATATTTTGAAATCTGTTGTGTATATCTAGCATATGTATTAGGATTAGGATCACAACCATAGTATTCTTCGGCATCACTAGCAAAGAAACCTGCAAGTCTATCACCCCAGCCACAACTTGTATCTAATACAGTTTTAGCATTTGTCATATCATATATTGCTTTTGCAACAACAGGTTTAAATTGTGTTGCGATATAGGTACCTAATCTAAAGGCACTCATATAACTTTTGTGAGTTAATGAACCGCCTAGTAATTGTTCGGTTTCAGTACCATCTAAATCTCTAACAGTTTTTTTCTTAACATCATTAATGCCACGCCATATAGGACCTAGACATTTCCATATAGCATATGCGTCACCGTTTTCCCATACCTCTTTAGGTGCTCTGAACCCATAACTGCCACACTCTAATCTTAAATCTTGCATGAAATAGTTTGATACGTTATTGTATGTGCTTGGACCGTTAATCAAACCTATGCCGTACTTATCATAACTATATTCATAATCATCATACTTTTCAAAGACTTCTTTGTCAACTTGATCTTTAGGTGTACATATAGAGTTAGTATTAAAGTTCTTTAAAGAATTAAAGCTATCTCTCATATCATCTTCTGATATTTCTTTCAAAGGAAATACAGGTCGCTCAGTTGCAATATAGTCGGCAAGATTCTTTCTCATATCTTCTTTGCCGTATTCTGCGTTCATTGATTCAAATGTTTTATTATCTAACACAGGTAACTTATCATCACCAGCGGCTTCTAATAAACGTTTATATAATGTATTGTTTCTAGTATAGTCTTTCATATTTTAAAAAAATTCATCTAGGTTTGATTTCTTTTCAAAGTTCCACCCTATTGCATTTACAATAAATCTTAATGGTTCTAAGAACGATTTAGTAAACATCTCATCATAATCGATATATTGATGTAGTTTAAATTCTTTTGGTAGTTGATTTGAAAATGATATAACATTCTCTCTTAAAGTATTAGGTTCTTTTAATGATATAAACTTAATCTTATCACCACTTTGTATTGTTTCATATTTTGATAGTTTGTGTTTCTTCAATAGATTGTTATAAAGTAAAGCACCTCTCACATGAATAGGTGTTGCCTTCTGATATATATCTTTTGTGGAAGAATACTTTTTAAGATTATTACAACTTCTAGGATAAGCAATTTCTTCTGGTGGTAACTTTCTAAAGTGTGTTCTAAAATTTTCTATGAAATCAATCAATGCCGATTCATCTTTATTCATAATAACTTTTATAGCCTCTTTAATCTTTACACGACAAGGTGCAGGAGTTGAAGACTTAACTGCCTCAATACCCATAATTTTTAGTTTAGGTTCTTTTAGGTCAAGACCTTCTTCATTAAATACATTTAAAATATATCTTTTCTTTGCAGTCCATATACCTTTGTTGGCAATTACTTCTCGTTTCATAATCATTTTCTGATCGTATGCATTAACATACTTTGCTAGTTTAGCGAAACTAGAATCAATAAATGGTTGTAGTTTTTCTTCAGAAAACTTATCTAATATTTTTACAATCTTTCTATTGTCAGATTTATCTTTGAATATCTTATCAACCATTCCGCCTAGTTTGATATAGATTGAATCTGTATCAGACGCAACAACATAGGCTACACTTTTAGTGCCTAATAGTTTATTCAGATACTCATTCACATCACGTTCAATCCATCTGATTGTCAACTGACCTGCCATTGTAATACCTTCAGCGTGTCTTACATCATAGTATCTAAAGTATTGATTACCGATAGCACCATAGGCACTATTCAAAGCAATCTTTCTTGACAGTTGTATATTATAATTTTTAGTTATATCATTCTTTAATCTTTCATCACCTGTTTCCTCATACAATGCCTTTGACTTAGCCATCTTATTCTTATATATAACTCTCTCTTTGTATAATTTATCCATTAGTTCAGGTAAAAAACCCTGCTTGTCTGTTCTAAATTTAGCACCATTGGGAGTGATAGTGGCGCCATCTAAACCAGACAAGTCAGATTTTTGATTTAACATATTTTCTACATTAACAACACCTTCGTCATAACCAATCATTGTTTCAGGAGAGATATTGTATTGCATAATTAAATGCGGATACAAACTGTTTAAATCAAAACTTACAATCCAATCATGAAAACCTACAACAGGATCTTTTACATAGGCACCTTCATAACCTCTTGATACTTTTTGTTCTATGATGGCAGGTGCAACAATATTTTTAGATTTTAGATGATTGAATATAATAGTATCCCATATACGAACTTGACCAAAACAATCTTGATAATTAACTTTTGCCTCATACGCCATGGTCAAATGCAACTCGATCAATTTCATCTTGTCTTCTAACTTATCAACAAGTTCTACATCTTGTATATTATATTCTATAAACTGTTGATAGTCTTTTTGATAAAACTCTTTAAATGTGTCATAAGGATTCTCGTGTTTCTTCTCACCTAGTTCTACATCACCTATATGATCTAGTCTATAACTCTCACGTCTAACAAATGTATGCTTACGATATAGGTCAAGGTAATCTAATACAGCGATACCCATCATATCCCAAGTCTTCTTCTCTTGTTTGTTTTCCCAACCACTAACTTTAACGCTACTCTCACTTACAATACCCCATGGACTAAACTGTAATATATATTCATCACCCATGAGTCTTCTAAATCTATTCATTAGAAAAGGTATATCAAAGAATTTAACATTCCAACCTGTGATAATGTCAGGATTATAATCTGTCCAGAATTCTAAAAACTTTTCAATCAATGCTATTTCAGTTTCGCACTTGAAAAACTTTACATCATCACGATCATTCACAAAGTCATTCATACCAAAGACTATGATCTTCTTTGTTGTATGTTCTTTTACTGTTATAGATATTAAAGGCTGATCTGCCTCATCTGGATTTGGGAAACCATTCTCACTCTCACACTCGATATCAATTGTAAGTATTCTTATCTGTTTGATATCCCAATCAATCTTGTCAGGAAATTCGTCTGCGATAAATGGATATTGATATTTTGTATTACCATAGTATTTAAAATCACTAACACCTTTATACTGTTCAATCCACTTCTTCGCTTCAGGTATACTTTCGAAAGTAACCTTACCTACATTACGACCGTCTAGTGTTTTATATTTTGATTCTTTACCTGATGGTATGAATAGGGATGGTTTATAATTGATTCTAAACTTCTTATGACTACCATCATGGTTTACACCACGAACCAATAGCCTGCCACGATATGGCAATACCGAAGTATAGAATTTCATTTATATTATATCTGTTTATTATTGAAATGTTTTTTTAAATTTACAAGTTTTTCTTCCGCATTAGAAAGTTGTTCTAATAGTTTATCTAGTTCAGTCAAGTGCTGAGGATGTTCTCCTATTGCAACTGGATTGTCAAAATAAATTATCATTGTAGCATTTGCCGAAGCAATATCAGCGATATACTTCTTCTCTAATGCCTTATATAGTGGATTTTCTGTTTGATGATTTTGTGCCATTGTTCACTCCTTTAATTATATAATATTATAACATATTTAGAATAGATTGTAAAGCGTTTATTCTAAACTATATTTGGTTGTTACTACATATTTTCTTGCTGGATTTACCATGACATTTATTCTGTCCATAAATGCTCTGTCAAATAGTATAGGTGTTCTTTCTTCTCTATCGTCTAATGTAAATTCTACTTCATATAAACCACCTAAAAAATCTACATCAAGTTTAACTACATATCGGTCTTCTTCATAGTTTCTTAAACCGCCAACTTTGATATCCTCTTTACGAATAATATCACTTGTAATAGTTTTGCCTAGTAAAGTCCATTTGATTTGCTTGCCAATAACTTTCATATTGTTAGCATGAATAACTGACATACCAGAATTACCTGTATCAAATTTAGCAACTATTTCGCCAAAAGGTTTAATTGAAACTATCTCTTTGTACCCACACTCACTAGGTACTTTTACCCAATTTTTTTTTTCTGAAAAGAAAGTAATAATTTCTTTACTAATATTCTGCCCACTTGCTTCTTCTATACCTTCTGTGCCGGGAGAAGAATTTACTTCAATAATAAATGGAGCATCCTTTTCTCTATTTCTACTTGGTATAAAATCAACAGCAGTCCATACTCCATTAACTGCTTTTGCAGCTAGTAAACTTGCTTCTATTTCTATTTCTGTTAGTTTAATTTTTTCTGGTTTAGAACCTAAAGATACATTACTTCTAAAGTCGCCCTCAATTACAGGTCGTTTCATTGTAGCAAGTACCTTACCACCTAATACTAATACTCTAACATCATAATCAGTTTTAATATATTCTTGTAAAAGTAAATCAGTATCTTCATCCTGTTTATTAATTAACTGTACGATACTATCTAATGATTTTTCTGACTCAATAAATAATACACCAACACCTTTTGACCCTCTTAATGTTTTCATTATAACAGGAAAGTTTGTGTCTAGTTTATCAAATGCTAATACTGATTTTTCAGGATCATTTATCAAAACAGTTTTAGGTTGTTTAATACCATAGTCTGAAAGTCTTAATGAAGTTCTATACTTATCAGCACATACATTAATGGTCTGTCTGCTATTGACTACACATATACTATGTTTTTCTAAAGTAGAAATAATGTCTAACCAACTATCTTTTCTTACAACAGAACCTCTTATGATTGCAATTGTATCAATAGGAGAAACTTCAAAGCCTTTTTCATCTTCTTTATTATGCAATTTAAAAATACTATCTTCGTATGATGTATAACCACCAGAGAGTCTATAAAGATAACTTTTCCATCCTAATTTTTCTGCTTCTTCTTGCAATCTATTAGCAGTATGAAAAGTTTTTGCTTTTTCTGGTTCATCTGTTATAATTAACAACTTGTATTTTTTGTTGTCTTTAGCTTCAGATATGAATTCTTTAAACTTAGGCGCTTTCATTTTCTATTTTTTTACCTATATTATATTTAGCTTGAAGATCCCACTCACCTTTTTCTTTAAAACTTAATACTTTGATTTGTGATAGAGGTGCTTTCTTTTCAGCAATTGAATTGTTTAATATAGCAATTAATCCCCAATCACTTAATAGTTGGGTAATTGTATTTCTTCGTTCAGCGTCATTTTCAGAAAAGTTTGATTCTTTGCCATCTAAAGCAAATAACTCTTTGAAATGCACTATAAAATATCTTCCTTGTTTATGTAAAATGTGACAAGATTGAAATAACTTTTTATCTTTTCTTGACGCCACACCTATTCTGGTTAAAGTCTCCCTAACTTTTAGAAAGTCATCAGGTTCTTTTAACTGTACTTCTAACATCTTCTCCGGATGCCAAGTATTATCTAATCCATTCATTTTATCCCACCTTTATATAATTTCTCTTTAATATTTTTCAATTGATCTTTGGTGAGTATATCAAGAGCGGACTTTGCCTTTTCATTACTATATCCATAAAACTCTTTTACACACTCAATATCTTTCAACTTACTCGCTCTTAAAAAAGGACTAAACCTTTTCTTTGATCTAATACTATTTAGTAGAAATTGATATTGCATATCTTTATCTAGGAAGTGATTACGATTCACTTCATTTACAAGCATTATGGTATCTGAAAAGCCAGACAATATCTTATTGATTATAAAAGCAGGATATTTTCTGATCCACTCTTTATCTTCGGACTTCATTAAGTCCTTTTTAGTAAAGTTTATGGAGTTAAGATATTCTGATAATTGGTAGTCTTTGTTCATATATTTTCCTAACTTAATTCGTATGCCATTTTTTTCTATTTTCTTTCACACTTAACATTTGTAAATTATCTACGCTTGATATTTTTTCAGGTAATATGTTATTATTAAAACCATAATAAACTGATAATTTGTGATCAAGTTGATAGCCGTTTTTACCACACTTAACTCTTTTTAAATTTTTAGGATTTATTTGGTCTTTAAATAGTCTATAGTTTTTTTCTGTTATATTTGATACAACGCTTCTATATTTTTTAAATTCATCTCTATTAGGGTTCCAATTAGGGTGATTTTTATGTTTTGGATAATTTCCTATTCTTGTTTGTCCTTCTTGTTGTTTACTATAAAGTTTAACACTTTTTGAAGTTTTTTTAGTTAATCCTTTATTCCAAGGAGGTCTTCCTGTGTTATCTGGTAATATACCTCTGGCAACTCTTTTTTTAGCTGACAATGACATCTTATCTAAAGTAATTTCATTGTATGGATTTTTTAATCCTTTATTCCAAGCTTCAGTATTTTTAAAATATTTTTTAAGAGATAAACTTATTTTTCTACAATGTTCTATAGGGTGTGGTTTTCTTTTAAAAAATAATCTGCCTTTAATAAAATTTTTACCTGGTAATTTATCACTTCGTTTATTAACTTTACCATTATTCCACCATATTTGATTACTGTATACCATAGTATTATTTATACAAACTTGCTTTTGTAGTTATTTAAATTTCACCTGTGACATTAGTTCAGTTAAACAGGCAACTAAATTAATTTCCTGGTCGCTCACAAAACTCGACTTATACTGATAATCAGCAATGATTAATACAGCATGAGGTATTGTAGATGGTTCTAAATTAGTATATAATGTATCATATATCTTTCTAAAAATCTTAACAGGATCATTGTCAAGGTTATTGACAACCCATTTTCTCATGTCACTAAACTCTTTACCTTTAAGGTGTGTGACCAGAGTCTTTAGATTTTCATCTGATACATTCACTAATATGCCAGCATCTAT